TCCGTAATTTTGGAGCAAAAAATCCAAATCCACTAACAACAGATTCTAGGCCGAATGAGATTATTCACTTTAAGCAATACTCTCCGCTAAATACATTCTACGGTGTTCCAGACATTATGTCAGCAATCAATTCACTTCATGGAGATTCTTTGGCATCTCAGTACAACATTGATTACTTTGCAAATAAGGCAGTTCCTAGATATGTTGTAACATTAAAGGGCGCAAAACTTTCTGGGGATGCAGAAGACAAAATGTTTAGGTTCTTGCAAACAAATCTTAGAGGTCAGTCACATAGAACTCTGTATATTCCTTTGCCAGGAGATTCAGATAATAACAAGGTTGAATTCAAGATGGAACCAATTGAGGACGGTATTCAAGACGGATCGTTTAAAGAGTATCGCAAGCAAAATCGTGACGACATATTGGTAGCACATCAGGTACCACTTTCAAAGTTAGGTGGCAGCGATTCTGCATCTATTGCAGCAGCACTAGCACAGGATCGTACATTTAAAGAGCAGGTTGCTAGACCAGCACAAAGACAGTTAGAAAAAATGATCAATAAGATTATTCGTGAAAAAACTGATATTCTTGAGTTTGTATTTAATGAGTTAACCCTTACTGATGAAATTGCACAGTCTCAAATATTGGAGAGATATGTTAAGAATCAGATCATAACCCCGAATGAAGCAAGAGTAATCTTGGATATGCCACAAAGAGAAGGTGGAGACGAGGTTCTACAACTTAAGCCAGAGGCTGCAGCAGAAGCATCAGCCAATAGATCTAGAAACTCAGAACGAACAAACAACAATTCTGATAGCACATCTACTGTTGCAGGGCGTAATCCAAAGGGCGAAGGAAGAAAAACTCCTTAATGTCCGATATGTCCAGAATGTGATACTTGTGTAAAATGGAGGGTATAATATAGTGGTGACCAATATATCTAAAGCCCATTGGAACTCTGATGGGGAAAATCTTCGTCTATCAATGCCTTTTAGCAAGGTAGATAAGGAAAGACGCATTGTTTCAGGTTTCGCCTCATTAGACAACCTAGACAAGCAAAACGATATTGTTACAGCAGAAGCATCTATGAAGGCTTTTGCAAAGTTTCGTGGGAATATAAGAGAAATGCATCAACCACTTGCAGTAGGCAAGATGGTAAATTTTAAAGAAGATAAATATTTTGATCCAGATTCTAAAAAGTTTTACTCTGGAGTTTTTGTTTCCGCATATGTTTCTAAAGGTGCACAAGATACATGGGAAAAAGTTTTGGACGGTACGCTAACAGGATTTTCCATCGGTGGTCGTATGAACAAGTGGGATGATGGCTATGATGAGAAGTCTGACTCACAAATTAGAATTATCAAGGACTATGATCTAATTGAACTTAGCCTAGTAGATTCGCCAGCAAATCAATTTGCGAACATTGTTTCGGTTGAAAAAGTTGATGGCGTAGATGTAATTAAGGCAGATTCTACAGTCCTTGAAAATGTTTTTTATGATAAAGAAAATGGAATAGTAATATCATCTGAAAATGAGTCAGAAATTAGTCCGATTAGCGGAGAACAAATGGAAAACATAGGATTCGTTGAGAAAACGGATGATGAAAAAACAACAATGATAAAATTCTTAGTCGATAGTGCTAAAGGCATTAATACTTCTAAGATGAACAAGGAGGTACAACATATGACAAAATCAAAGACAAAAGTTGAAAAGACAGACGTAGTTGAAGATGTTGTGGTCGCTCCAGAGGCAGATGCATCAGTTGCAGAAGTTACTGAACAAGTTGCTAAAGCGGAAGAGGTTGAAACAACTGAAGTTGTTAATACCACAGAAGCAGTAGCAGAAGAAATTACTAAGGCAGAAGATGCTGAAGCAATTGAGTCAGTAACAGAGGCAGTTGTAGAGGTATCTAAATCAGAAGAAGTAATTGCCGATGCAGTTACCGAAATGAAAAATACTCTAGAATCAGCCTTTAGCGATCTAGTGTCAACAGTAAAGGCTTTGCAGGCAGAAGTAGAACTTCTTAAGTCTACAAAGGTCGATGTTGATACTGTTAAGAATTCATTTGATGCAGTTGCAAAAGATATTGCAGCAGTTACAAATGAATTTAATGAATTTGGAAAACGAGTAGACGCTGTGGAAGCAGACACCGCATTCCGAAAGTCTGGAGATATCGGCGATATCTTTCAGTCTCAGCCTGAAATGGTTGAAAAATCCCTATGGGGCGGTAGTTTCCTCAAAACAGCCGATCTATTCAAATGAACAAATCACTAGGAGGTGACAATATGTCAGAAGAAATAATCAAAAACCAACCAGGTGAGTCTGGACAACTAGGTGGAACAACACCAGGTTTGTATCAGGGTCAAGGTGCATTCGCATCAGGTGGTATTGGTGGAGTAACAAATCCAGGTGCAGATACACTTGGTAACATTCCAACAGCAACGCTAGGAACAACTAGCGGAGCAAATGCTGTTAACCCTAGTGGTTCAGCGGCTTCTGGAATTTTGCGCCCCGAGCAGGCTCGTCGTTTTATCGACTATGTTTGGGACGCTACAGTGTTAGCAAAGGATGGCCGTCGTGTAACAATGAAGGCTAACTCAATGGAACTTGAGAAGATTAACGTAGGTGAGCGTGTAATTCGTGCTGCAGCACAGGCAGTTGGTAACTACACAAACACTGGCGCAACATTCTCTAAGGTCGAACTTACTACCAAGAAGATTCGTCTTGATTGGGAAGTAACAGCAGAATCATTGGAAGATGGTGTAGAAGGTGACGCTCTAGAAGATCACTTAGTACGCTTGATGACCAACGCATTCGCAAATGATATCGAAGATCTCGCTATCAATGGTGATGGTTCAACAGGAGCATTCTTGTCAATCATGCCAGGCTTTATCAACAAGGTAAAGACAAACGGAGATGCACATGAGTCAGTAGTGACCGTAGCAGATAATGCTTGGACACCGTCTGTAATGCAGGGCATCATCAATGCAATGCCACGCAAGTACCGTGCACTTAAGAACAATCTTAAGTTCTACGCAGGTACAGATGCATTCGGCGGAATCGTTAAGAATAACGGTACACTTGCCGATGCAGTTGCTGAGGCGTTTGCTGGACAAATTCCAGGAAGCACTCAAGCAAACCGTCAGAACTATCTTGATGGTATCGGACAGACCTTCGGTGGAGCACGTACAACTCGTGTTCTCGGAATCGAAGTTCAGGAAGTTCCTTACTATCCAGAAGGTTATATCGATTTGACATTCCCTGCCAACCGTGTATGGGGATTCCAGAGAGATATCACTGTAAACCGTGAGTACGTAGCAAAGAAGGACACAATTGAGTACACAGTATTCGTCCGCTTTGGCGTTCAATGGGAAGAAGAGGATGCAATTGCATTCGCTGACGCTGCTGCAGATGCATAATCTGTAAACAGTAACCTTAACGGGGGGCGGGAGTTCACTCTCCTGTCCCCCTTAATACTTTAGTGATATAATACAAACAAGGAGGAAATTATGGAAAATAATGAATACAATAAGCCATTCGTAGCAGAAGATGCACCTCAGCCAGTTGTTGTAGAGACACCAGCAGAGCCAGTCGCAGAGCCAGTTGCTGAACCAGTTGTTGTAGAGACACCTGCTGAACCAGTTGTTGTAGAGACACCAGTTCAACCAGTTGTTGTAGAAGAGCCAGCAGAAGAGCCAGTCCAGGCACTAGGGTTTTTACAGACAGGTGCAATCGGATCAATGGCAGCAGATGGTCCAAAGAAGACTATTAAGCAGCCACATCAAGATTCAGATAAGGTAGCAATACACTCAACAAAGAATGTTCGTTGGGAAGAAGTCGGAGTGCTTTACAGAGGTTACAATATCGTAACAAAAGAGCAAGCAGACAAGTGGCTAACTCGTTCACATGTACGAATCGCAACACCCGAAGAAGTCAAAAAGGTTTTAGGGTAATTAAGTATGGAGATATTGAGAGTTCCGCCATACGCAGATATACCAGTTACTTACACCATTCCTTCAGGAATTACTGATGAGGATGTAACTGTTTTAGTAACTGATATGGCGGATCTTTCTATATCGACGCTCGAATTTGAAGAACTTTCAACAGGAGAGAATATAACAATAAATCTTCCTGGCAGATATGATTCGGAATATAGGATAGAAATAACAATTGCAGATAAAATTGTTTTTGATGATACATATGAAATAACTAGACCATATGTAGATCCTTCAACAAAAGGAAACACAGCATCAGAAATTGCTGCATACGCAGACAATGAGGGAATAGCGAGAGCAATTATTGACTCAATAGTTGTCGAAGGATTTTATTATAAGAAAAAAGTTTTGAACTTTACAGGTACTGGCTCAGACTATTTGCCTATATGGGATGATGTAAAAAAAGTTTTGACAGTATATGAAAATAACAAATTAGTAACAGACAGAGAGTATGAAGTAACATCAGATAAAACAGCAATTGTTGAAAAATCAACAGATAACATTAATCGTGCAGAATCAGCCCCACTAGTTTTACCAGCAGCATCATCAGACTCTCTTGATCCACAGTTTATATACAGGGGTTTTGGAAAAACTTGGGACTACAGAATAACAGTTGAGTATGGACATTCTCATGTGCCATCAGACATTGTAAAAGCAACCGAAATGCTTGTTCACGACATAGAGTGTGGAAAGTTAGATTATTATAAGAGATTTATTTCTTCGTACAATACAGATCAATATAAGATTCAGTTTGACAAAGGTCTTTTCGAGGGAACGGGAAATATACTTGTAGACAAGATACTTTCAAAGTATACCAAGTCTATTACAAAACTTGGGGTGTTGTAATGACAGTTTGCGAAGCCCCAGACTTCATGTTTCCGTTACAAGCATCTTTATATCATCCAATAGTTGAGCAGGGTGATTTTGGAGCAATTAAAAAACAATGGGTATTGGATAGAGTCTTTGCTTGTAATTTTTCAGCAGGTGGCTCTGCATTTAAAGAAGAAGTAAAACCAAATATAAATATAACACAAAATTCAATTCTGGTAGGCAGAGTAAAGTCTGACCTCAGAATGTCTTCAAGAGACAATAAGAATTCTTTAACAAACATATTAATAACCGATATCAAAGATCAGGAAGGCAACTTGGTATACATAGAAACATCTGGCCCAAGATCTGGCAAAGGAACACTATTTGAAATTGCAACCTATGAGCCTTTTGTTGGACCATTTGGTAATGTAGAGTCTTTTAAATTAATTATAAGAAGATCAGAAAATCAAACAGGTGATGTATGAGAGCCGTATTTAATTCTGCACAATTTAAAAAAGAAATGACAAATATTGTGGACTACTCCATGGGATTTTTAGAGGGCATACAAAGAGGCAAGACAGTATTCTTAAAAACACTAGGGCTAGAAACAGTAGAACTGATGAAAGAGTTTATAGACTCAAATGCTAGAGTTAATCCAGATATGCTTCATCATATATATGAATGGAATCAAACGGGCAGCCCTAGTGCAAGACTATATGATATATCATACACAACTAGTAATTTAGGTTTATCTTTTAGATCATCTTTTAGACAGTCTACATCAGTTAAAAATGGATCTCGTGTTCCCTTTTACGATAAAGCAAGAATCATGGAAGAAGGTATTCCTGTTATAATTAGACCAAGAGTTGCTCAGGCATTAGCATTTGAAGATGGTGGAGAGACAGTATTCACAAAAAGTGAAGTCAGAGTAGATAATCCTGGAGGAACAGAAGTGCAGGGTGGTTTTGAAAAAGTGTTTGATATGTTCTTTAATAGATATTTTTCTCAGGCATTCTTGCGTGTCAGTGGCGTTGCAAGGTATCTGGAAAATCCAGAGGTATACAGAAAAGATATGAAGGCTGGTAAAAGAATGGGCAGATCAAAAGGTATATCCACAGGATATCGTTGGATTGCTAATGCGGGAGTTGGTATTTAATGACTGCAGTAATTCATCATCCACCAACAATTATAAATAAGTATTTGGCAGCAAAAATAGATCCAGGATTTAACTCCACTGGAACTACATATTTTTTCCCAACACTACCAACAGACATTAATACTCTTACTCAAGAGTTTCCCAATAGCAATGAAGTTTTTGCAGTATATGACAGAATGTTTAAAATGAGAAGGGTTCCTTTCCCATACATTAAGTGTGAGCAGTTGCTATATTATTTTTATGCAGTGGGAGAAAACGCAACATCTAAAATGGTTATAACTCAACAGCAGGTAAATGATCTTCTCGATAACGGAGATGACTCAGCAAAAGACATAAATGACTGGGCAGCAGCAAACGATGGCCTATGGTCAGGCGAGTCTAAGCCATGCTTTTTCCATAACTTTAAGATATACCAACTAGAAGAAACTAGGGATATAGTAGATTTTGGCACAGCCCGTACTTATGCGGGGAACAAGATAATTATCGACTACGACTGGCACCCAGTAAACCTATAATAAACGGGTTGTATAATATAGATGAGGAAACAAGCCCTTTTAATAAAATGAAAGAGGTGAGAATATATGGCATATAGCCGTGGTTCAAGTAGTAACATTATCGTAGGTGCAGCAGCACTTTTTACGCATAATGCAG